GCACGCCGGATGAATGAGGTGTTCGACTTTGAGTCACGCCCGGGCATCGCAGTGGTTCGGCCTGAGATCGCCAAGCAGCTCTCCGAAGGGCTCAAAAAGCAGCGGGCCGAGCAACTGGCTGACGAGGCAAAGATTCAGCGCGGCCTTCCCCTGCTACCCTACCATCCCGACGACGAGGAGGAGGACGGATGGACTGAGCCCACGTGGTTCTTGGAGTGGCCAATGTGGCAGTTCCTGCTGCTCTCCGTGCTGTGCTTGGCCGGAGTCTGGCAGCTTGGAGAGTGGGCGTGCGACCTGTGGCAGTGGGCGAGGATGGAGTTGGTGAAAGGGGGTCTGCTGTGAGCCCTGTCCGACCATCGGCACTGCCGAAACTCAAGCTCTGCGGGCACTGGGAGGGCGACCCTGTTGCCGGTCCCGCGGCTGAACGGGGAACACGTCTCGACACGGCGTTCCGGAACCTCATCGCCGGAGCTGAGCCGGGAGTTGAGCTGAGCGGCGAAGAACGCGCCGCCCTTGACTGGGCCGTGGACACCGCTCGCATCCTCTCCGGCGGGCTGCCGCTGGTGTCTGAGGAGGAGTCGCTGCGGGTGCATGTCGCCCTCATCGACAACGGCGGGACGTGTGACCTGCTGTGCCTAGACGCTGGCTGGCATGGAGACCTGAAAAGCGGCCAAGTGTCGGACTACGAAGCCCAGATGGCTGCATACGCTATCGGCTGGATGGATGAGTTGTGCCGCGACGAGTGGACCGCATACCTCCTCTACCTCGACCAGAGGTACGTCCACCCCTACAGGTTCACGCGGGAATCCGCGGAGGACGTTGTCAGGGAAGCGCAGGCGCTCCGGCTCAGCGACGCCCCGCCGCTCGCCAACAAATACTGCGGGTGGTGTGCGAAGCGCTGGGACTGCCCGGCGCGGCGCGAGGAGCTGGGGAACCATTTGCCGATCACGCGGGAGTCTCCGGCGTGGGAGAGCATGGATTCCCTGACGCTCGCTCGCTTCATCGGCTTTGCCGGACTGGTTGAGGAGTGGGCGGACGCTGCCCGCGACGTGCTCAAGGCTCGGTGTCTGGATGGTGGGGAGGCGTTGCCTGATGGCGTGTCGTCCGTCCGTCCGAAGGCTGGCGTTTACCTTCCCGGGGAAGCGTTCCTTCGCATCCCGCAGAAGCACCTCATCCCACTCCTCGGCGATGTGACGGAGGAGAAGGCCCGTGCGGCGTTCGCTGAGGCAATGGTGGCGGTGCCGGAAGGCATGCTGATCACGAAGCCGAAGAATCCCTACCTCAAGTTCCGGCGTCCTGCCGAGATCGCGGCGCAGAAAGTCCGCAAAGCAAAGGGCGAAGTGCCCGCTCAACCACTGTTCGACTAACCTAAAACAACCCAAACACACACAAGCAATATGGCATTCAAATACACAGCGGGCGCAGCAAACGCCGGAGACAGGTTCTTGGTCCCTGATGGGATCTATGAGATCGAGTGCATCAACGCGCTCGAAAAGACGTCGCAGAAGAGCGGCAACCCCATGCTGGAGCTGAACTGGCAGATCGTCGGCGAGAACGGCGAACACGGGCCGAAGCTCAAGGACTGGCTGGTCATGAGCGAGGCCGTGATGTGGCGCATCGACGCCTTCCTCACCGCCATCGGGAAGCACCCTGGCGAGGGCGTCGAGATTGAGTTGGAAGCGGACGACTTGATCGGGACCGCGGTCAGGGCTCGCCTCAAGCAGGAGAAGGACGCGAAGGGAACGACGATGCGCGTGGACGCTTACCTCGCGCCTGAGAGCGAGACTGAGTTCGACTGATGCGGAAGGCCGAACGCCGGGCCGCAGGCGTGACACCTCGGAGAGACGGGGAGACTTTTTGTTATTATGAAGCCACCACACGCAGACCCATCACACCCAAACCACGCGCACTATAATCCTGAGATGGATGACTACCCGGATGAAGAGGCGGTGTATGAGGAGAACTGGAGGGCCATGGGCGGCTTGGATGTTGATGGGAAAATCTGGCTCACGCCACGCATGAAGCGCAATGCAAAGGGCCTCACGGAAGCGTTGATGAAGCTGTTTCCTAACGCGCGACACCCATGAAGATCACCAACGCGAACCAGTTAGCCGCCTACGCCGTGAAGGTATTCACCAAGCTGGGCTATGTGTGCTGGCGGCAGAACAACGTGGCGGTCTGCGACAAGGGCCAGTTCCGGCGGTTCGTCGGACTCCGGGGAGTCTCTGACGTCATTGGCTTCCACGCCAAGAAAGGCCGCTTCCTCGCGGTCGAGATCAAGGTGGGCCGGGATCGGCTGAGTCCTGAGCAGGAAAAGTTTCTCGACGCCGTCAACCGTGCGGGCGGCGTCGGGGTAGTAGTTAGGCACGCTGACGACCTCAAACCATACCTAGAAAACCATGAATAACATACTCGAACAGATGGCAGAACGCGGGGGCGAAGACCTCCGAAGCGCAATGGAGGAGCGGCAAACCGAAATCCTGATGGCTATTCAGAAGATGGCGGACGAACGCGAGGGGGACGCCCCGCTGAAGTTCAAGCTCTCACTCGCCCTGACGGCTGATCTGGATAAATCGACCGTCGAGACGGCGGTGTCGTGGAGCGTGAAAACGACCGTGAAGGGCGTGCATGCGATTGAGCGCGACAACGACGGCACCCCCAGCCTTTTCGGAGAGGAGGACGCATGAGCGCGGACGTTGTCGATACTATCGTTGAGCGGCTGGCTGAAATGTCAGTCATGCGAAACATCCCGAACGAATGCTTCGCCATGATCCGGCTGCCCGTTTCCGTGACCGCTTTTGCCGAGTTTGCGAAGGCGTCGGAGAAGATTGCACCCGGCTGCGTCACCCGTCAGGAAGGACAGTTTCTGCTGATCCTCCACCCTAAAAAGAAGGAGGACGTATGAGCCTCGCCACCGTCAAAGCGAAGGAATGCAAAGCCTGCGGGAAGTCGTTCCTGCCGTCAAACGGCGAGCGCGGGCACGTCTGGAAGGCTCGGAAATACTGCTCTCAGCCATGCTCCGCGAAGGGTCGCCGGATGCAGTCGGACAAGTGGAGAGCGGAAGTCACCAAGGTCTGCTGGGTCTGCGAACAGGCGTTCCGTCCGGCTCCCGGCATGGTGTGGGGAGCGTGGCTGCGGAAGAGCATCTGCGACCGTTTCTGTGAGGCCGCTATCCGTAAGGGTCGGCGGGTGGTGGTGGCTGATCCGCTGGATCAGGTGACTCCTCAACAGCGGCTGAAGTGGCTGCGACTGTCGGCGTCGAAGTGCGGGAAGAAGGTGCCGTGGTCGCTGGAGATCATGGGTGAGGGCTGCGCGGTCTCCGACTCCGTACTCTGGAAGATCGAGTGCGGTGGTGGAGTGAGCGGGGACTGGATCCCGGCTGCGGCTGCGAGGCTCCGCGTCCCTGCGAGTCTGTTTACTGTCCCCGTCGAGCGGTTCGCCAAGGTCGTCAACGACGCCGGACTGGCTGCGAAGATCTCAGTGCCGAAAGAAGAGAGGAGGGCGGCATGAGCGGCGAAGAACTGTACAACGTGGACGTGGCGAAAGACCCCACGTTCCTCGACGGCAGGCCCCGCCCGACGTGGGAGCGGCTGGGCCCGATCTTCCGCAAGAGCTGGGACCAGAAAGCGGCGGAACTGAAACCACCCTGCGACTTCTGCAATCAGCCCGGTCACGCTGACACGCCCTGCCCGGTGCGGCATGAGTCGGCGGTGCGGCATGCGGAGGAGGGGGCGAAAGCGTACCCGCCAGCGACGGGAGTGGAGGCAATGGTGTGTGCGACGATCCGGAAGGCCGTTCATCCTGACACGGCGGAGCGGCTGTGTGCTGAGATTGCGTCACGGCAACGGTTGGGGGTGAAGAAGTATGGGACGACGCTGGAGGACAATCACGCCTCGCTCCGGGTGAGGCTGAGGCATGCGCTGGAGGAGGCGTTAGACTTGATGGTGTACGCCAGATGGGGTGCGAGGGTCGGAGAGGTCTGGCGGTATGAACTGCTGGCGCTGGAGAAGCAGCAGATTGAGACCGCCGCCAACCTGATCGCCATGATCGACGCCGTGAGCCGCAAGCCCTTGGAAGAAAGGAGGCAGCCATGAACCTGCGACCCTATCAACAGGACGCCTTCGACTCCATCCAGTCCGGATGGGCGGAGGCTCGAAAGCAACTCGCCGTCATGGCGACGGGGGGCGGGAAAACCATCCTCTTTTCCCACTTGGCCGCAGTCGAACCCGGCCGCACGCTCATCCTCGCGCACCGGGCGGAGCTGATACAGCAGGCCGTGGAGAAGCTGCACGCCGCAACGGGCATCTTCGCCAGCGTCGAGATGGGCGCATCACGGGCGCTTCCCGGGCACGGCGTTGTCGTCGCTTCGGTGCAAAGCATGAAGGCGAGGCTGGGCAAGTACGACCCGAAGGCGTTCGACCTCGTCATTGCCGACGAGGCGCACCACTGCCTTGCCAGCGAGTGGAGGACCGTGTTGGATCACTTCAGCGAGGCGCGAGTGCTGGGAGTGACCGCCACCCCTAGCAGGTCGGACAACAGGAAGCTCGGGTCGTTCTTCGAACGCCTCGCCTGCGAGGTGACATTGCTCGACCTGATCCGCTCCGGCTACCTCTCACCGATCCGCGCCCTCAAGCTGCCCGTGGAAGTGGACGTGTCGGCATTGCGCAGGAAGAGGGGCGACCTTGCGGCCGGCGACGTTGGCGGGGCGCTCTCTCCGCGGCTGGCTGCGGTGGCTGACGCTGTGGCTGATGAAATCTGGGGCCGCAAGACACTGGTTTTCCTCCCCTTGTGCGAGACGTCGGAGTCGTTCGCCGCCGCCCTCCAGGCGAGGGGTATCGACGCCCGACACGTTGCCGGAGACTCACCCGACCGTGCGGAGCTGCTGGCGTGGTTTTCGACGCCGGGGCCGAAGGCGCTCTGTAACGCAATGCTGCTGACGGAAGGTTATGATGAGCCGTCGGTGGACTGCTTGGTCATGCTGCGGGCGACGGCATCCGGGGCGCTCTACTCTCAAATGGTAGGACGCGGGACGCGGCTGAGTCCGGGGAAGGACTACTGCTTGATCTTGGATCCGCTCTGGATCACCGGCGACCACCGACTGTGTAAACCGGCGGACATCTGCGCGGGCTCGCCGGAGCATCGGGACGCCCTACAGGCTCAACTCGACCTCGGGGAAGACCTGCTGGAGGCGGAGGAGAAAGCTCAGGTGAACATGGCGGAGAGCCTGGAACGGAAGCTGGCGGAAGCGGCGAAGAAGAAGGCACCCCGTGGGCTGGTCGATCCGGTCGCGTGGGCATTGGCCTTGCATGACGGCGACCTTGCTCAGTGGACGCCGACGACGGATGCGGAAGCGGAACCAGCGACGGAGGGGCAGTTGCGCGACCTGCTGGAGTTCGGCTTGTGGACGGAGGGAGAAGCGATGTGCAGGGGCTACGCCGCCGCCCTGTTGCGTCGGGTGGCTGAGCGCAAGCGGCTGGGGCTGGCGTCGCCGAAACAGGTCGCGTTGTTGCGGCGGCTGGGGGTGGCGAACTGCGACACGATGACGGGCGCGGAGGCTGGGCGTGAGTTCAATCGCCGGATCGGAAGGAGGGCGGCGTGAGCTTTCACCACAAACGCGACGTTAAGCGCACGCGGCACGCCCGGAAATGTGACTGGTGCTGGTATTCAATCAACCAAGGAGACCCGTCTGTTGCGACCAGCGGAGTTGTCAGTGGCGATTTTTACAACGGCAGGTATCACCCGGAATGCTATGATGCGATTCAGCGGTGGTGCGAGGAGGCGGGCGCGTGGGGCGAAGAGTTGCCGATGGACAGGATGAACCGCGGCGGGGTGATGCCGCATGGAGAGGAGGAGACCCCATGACCGCCGACGACCTGATCACCGGAATCCTCCGCACCCGTGCGGAGATGGCGACGGCAACCCGAAGGGATGGGGATGCGATACTCAGACGCCTCCTCCCGCGCCACCAAGCCGCATGGGATGCGCTCGGCATCCCGTCAGGCTGGCTCAACGCCGACGTTCACCGGCTGCGGGAGAGGATCGTACGGGCGGAGGCTGCGGCTGATGCTGCGGCTGGAAAGGAGGGCGCGTGAAGCCGAAGAAGAAGAAGGCGAAGCCCGCCCCCGGCAAGTGCCCGACCTGCTCCGGCCGCGGCTGGATCACCTCCGGCGTCGGTCACTACGGTGAGCAGGAGGGTGGGTGCAAGGATGTGCTGGCACGATGTGAGCACTGTCTGGGGCTGGGGTTTATTGAGCGGGGGGAGGCACATGCATGAGCTGGCACTTTTCGCGGGCGCTGGAGGAGGCATACTCGGGGGCAAACTCCTCGGATGGCGCACCGTCTGCGCAGTCGAGTGGGACGCCCACGCAAGGGACGTGCTGGTCGCCAGGCAAAACGACGGATGCCTTGAGCCGTTCCCGATCTGGGATGACGTACAGACCTTCGACGGACACCCATGGCGAGGCTGTGTTGACGTGGTGTCTGGCGGCTTCCCTTGTCAGGACATCAGCGCCGCAGGAAAAGGCGCAGGCATCACCGGAGCCCGTAGCGGCATGTGGTCGCACATGGCACGCATCATTGGCGAGGTACGACCCCGCTTCGTCTTCGTGGAAAACTCACCAGTTCTCACTTCTCGGGGACTTGGAACCGTTCTTGGAGACTTGGCCGCGATGGGGTATGATGCGCAATGGGGAGTGCTGGGAGCTATCGACGCCGGCGCACCGCACAAGCGAGAACGCATCTGGATCATGGCCGACGCCGACCCGCAACGACGCAGTGGGAGCGGGGTATCAGCGGGCGAACGGGAGGCATTACTTCACACTGCCGGGAGCAGTCGGGGCGACGAAACATCTGCCGCCGGAAATGGAGGAGAAGCGGATGAGGACATGGGCGACACCGACGCAGGCAGACGGAATGGGTGGGCCGGGACGATCCGACAAGCGGACGGGAGGAGACAACTTGAGGACGCAAGCTGGTGGGAGTCTGAACCCGACGTGGGTCGAGTGGCTCATGGGGTGGCCGCTAGGGTGGACCGATTGCGCTGCATCGGTAACGGGCAAGTTCCAGCAGTGGCGGCGCTCGCATGGCGAATGCTCAACTCTCTAACGCCATGACCCTCCCCGCATGGCTCAAGGAAAAGCTCGCCACTCCGCCACTCGCCGGTGCTGGCGTCCATGGCTGGCTGTTCAGTGTCGCCCGTCAACTTCACCCTCACATGCCGCCCGACGGCATCAAGCGGACGCTGAGAGCTGCGGTGGAGAAAGTTGGGCGGGCGGTCAGTGACAGGGAAATCCGCGACGCCGTCCGCAACAGCCATGCCGTCCAGTGGCAGCGCGGCGACAAGCAGCAACCCCGCCGCCCTCTCCCGTCAGGGAAGCCGGGGACGGTGCGGCCGCACGCTCCTGACGCGACGCCGTGGCCGCTGCCCTGCGAGGCGCTGAGGGAGATCGCCTTATGTGACGCGAACGAGTCCGGCGTGTTCGCCATAGACGACGGCGAGGATGAAAAGCCGCTAGGGCGGAAGTTCACCCTCGATGACCTGTGGATGCACTGCATGAGTCGGCGCGAGGTGCATTTCCTCGAAGACAACTGGCCGGAATCCACATGGGACGCGGGCGACTGGCTCGACATCCTCTTCCCAGGTGCGGAGTGGATCTGCTTGGCGAAGTCGGACCTGTCGTCAGCCCTCACCCGCCGGCGGGACAAGTGGGCATTCAGAGAACACGGCTACACCTACGTCGTCCCCTCCGCCATGACCGGCCCGCAGGGGGCGGGGCTCGACGGGCGCATCACCTCCCGCTGCTTGGCGAACACGGGCCCGCGGCAGTGGCTGGTGATTGAGTTCGACACTGGCACTGCAGATGAGCAAGCCGCCCTCCACTGGTATCTCGACAGCATGGCGGCGGGCGCCGGTTGGCCGCGGCTGAGGCTCGCCGTTCACTCCGGGAACAAGTCTCTGCACGGCTGGTACGGGCCGATCACCAGTGAGGACGACGCCCGCGACCTCTTCGCGTTCGCCCGCCTCTACTGCGGCTGCGACCTCCACACCTGGCCGAAGTGCCAGCTTGTCCGCCTCCCTGCTGGTGTCAGCGCGAAGGGCGCTCACCAGAAGGTTCATTTTCACCATCAACCTACCACCCCATGGCCATCAAATTCATCGCCTCGAAACCCCTCCTAGGACCGCCGCCCACGGCGACTGTAACCCCATTCCCGCAGCCCTCACCCCCGGCGAAACAGTGGGTCCACCGCTTCACGCCGGAGGCGTGGCAGCAGGTTCTTCATGCGTCGTGGATGTCGGTCGGATTGGCCGGCGGAATCTCACCTCTCCACGGGCGGCTCGTGCTACCCTGTCCGCGGTGCACTGCGATGCTCAAGGTGGAGGAGCGGGCGGTGTCCTGCACCTGTCACTGGCAGGCTACCGGGGAGCCATGGGAGATCGCCAAGGCAGCAGCCGCGGCGAAGACTGCAGCACCTGCAGTACCTGCAGACGGCACGCTGCCACTCTGGACCCTCGACGCCCTGATGGCGCATGAGCCGAACCCGGCTGATGAGATTTGGGCGGGCGGTGTCCTGTCGGCTGGTGAGCGGTCGGCGCTGGTCGGCTCCCCCGGCGTCGGCAAAAGCCGCATCACCCTGCAAGCTGCCCTCTTCACGATCCTCGGCCGCCCGTTCCTCGGGCTGGAGACGCGAGCGCCGGGCGCGAAGTGGTTGTTCTTGCAAACTGAAAACAGCGGCCGGCGGCTCAAGCACGACCTCTCTCTGATGTGTCAGGGATTGACGGCGGCCGAACGGCGGGAGGTGAACGCCTGCCTGCGGATTCTCAACGTGGACGCCCTCGACTTCGGCTCGATCTGCATGGCTCCCGACCACCCCGACCGCGAGCGGATCGCCGCCACCATCGCAGCGTTCGACCCGCTCGTCTGCGTGATCGACCCCCTGCGGGATGCGGGGAGAGGAGACCTCAACAAGGACGACGGCATGACGGAAACCTGTCAGGGCATCGGTGAGGTGATCCGCGCAGGCAATCCCCGCCGCGTCCCGTTGGTGGTGCATCACGGCCGGACCGGGAGTATGGAGGCGGGCAAGGTCTTCGGGGATGACGCGAGCAGCTTCGCCCGGAATAGCAAGGTGCTGTATGGGTGGCTGCGGAGCCAGATCAACGTGGCGGCGGCGGGCGTGGACTACCCGGGCGTGGTGATTTTCGGCTGTGGCAAGTGTTCCAACGGGCCGCAGTGGGGAGCTTTCGCCGCCCGTCTGGATGACGCGACGATGACCTACCGGAGGCTGGAGCCGGATGAGTTCGACCTCGACGAGTGGACGGAGTCGTTCGGCGGGAAGCCGCGGAAGGCTGCCCGTCAGAAGCTGACGCCGCAGCAGGTGGCGGAGGTGCTGGGGAAGGCTGGGGGTGAGTTGAGGGGTGGAGTGAACTCCCCTGACGGACTGGTGGCGAAGGTGAAGCGGGCGTTTGGGGTGTCGCGCGACGAGGCCGCAACGGCGGTTGAAGCAGCGACGGGTGAGACTATTCAGTACCTCCCGCAGCCGCGAGACAGTCGCTCCGGTGGTTCTCCGGTTAGGGTCTATGTTCTGAAAGGGGTGAAGAGTGAGGATTGAAATTGCCAGTGTGCGAGTGTGCGGGCGGAGTTTTTGCACACTGGGAACGCTCGCTTTTTCCGAGTGTTCCAAGCGTGCGCACACTGACACCGCACGCTGGCACGGTGAGGGGAAATCCCAGTGTGCGAGTGTGCGGCTCCCCTTTAGGGGGAGCACACTGGCACGCTGGGTTTCTCCCGTGCGGTCGAAATCGAAGTGTCGGTACTACCGACGGTTCGCCGATCGCACTGCGTGCCTGCGTGCAGAGACTGCGTGCGCACGCAGTACGCTGTCACTGCGTGCCTGCGTTCGCACGCAGTGCATCGCACGCAGTCGCCGCACTGCGTGCCTGCGTGCGGCTTCCCCGTTAGGGGGAGCACGCAGCACGCAGTGGCGGTCCCGAGGTGGGATGGGAAAAGTTGGCGGATTGCATCCGGCCGCACAGTCGCCTACCATCGCCGCACCATGGACCCCATCGCCATCCTCTTCGTCTGGATTCTCTGCGCCCTCATCGGCTGCACGCTCGCAGGCCCCGGCCAACGCGGGAACGGCTTCGTCCTAGGCCTCCTCTTCGGCCCGCTCGGCGTCCTCATCGCCGTCGTCCTCGGCAACAGGGCAGCCGCAGAACACGCCGCAGCCGAAGCTCTGGAACGCCAGACCGCCGCCATCCTCGCCGCTCAGAAACGCCCAGCCTCATCCCCGCATCCAGCCAGCTCACTCGCCGACGTGCCGGACGAACTGACCATCCGGCGCAACGGGGAGATCATCGGCACCTGGCCACTCGCCGACGTTCTCGGCTACCTCACCACTGGCGAACTCCTCCCATCCGACCACTACCTTCACAATCCGGCAACCCAGCGGTGGCGGCTACTGAGCAGCATTGCGTGAGGAAGACCCCGCAGAAGGAAAAGAAAAAGAATCCAGAAAAGACGTTGACGGATGCAAGGAAGGCGGTATGGTGGCGGTGTTGCCAGATGGCAGCGAACAACCCCAACCGACCACTCCCATGTTCACAGTCTCACTCAGCCAGCACGGCAACTCCACCGACCTCCAGTCCTTCGCCACCCTCGACGAAGCCCGTGCCTTCGCCAAGCAGGAGCGCACCCGGAACGAAGACCACCCCGACTTCCGGAAAGCAGAGTGGACGATCAGCGATGACGAGGGCGCATGCTGGCACACCGAACAACCCGCCGCCTGATGCCCAGCCGCCAAGCCATCCACGCCGCCAGTAAACGCGCCGCACGGGGAGCCGTCCACATCGGCCGGCCGCGCTGGCAATGCCCAGCCTGCAACGGCTCCAAGCGCATTCGGAAGGCATCCGGAGAGCGAGTGTGCGCAACGTGCCATCCTGCCCGAAAGGGCGGGAGGCCGAGGAAGAACGAACCACAAGACCCTATCACATGAGCAACTGGAAACACGCCTACGGCTGGTCAGGTCACATCCTCGTCAGGCAGAGCGACGAGGAAGAAGGCGACCCCGCTCTCAACGTCATCCCCGTTCCTGACGACATCTTCGACCGCATCGTCGCCGACATGGAGTCATGCAACCTACCCGCCGGAGTGCATGTGGAACAGCTCGGGGTGCTGTCGGAGGACACGGTGTTCTCACTCGCCGCAGGCACGGGCTTCACTGAAGGCTGGAAATGGTACGGCGCACCGTTCGAAGAAGCGGAACTGCGGCTGGAGCGCGACCCGCTCAAGGTGGACATCGACGCCGTGTATCTGGCGGTCATGCGGGACCATTACGGCCTGACGCTCCCGCCGTGCCGACTGATGATCGGGTGCAGTTCGGAGAACTGACGGGGAGGAGAAAAAGAATCCATAAAGTACGTTGACAACGGCGGGCGATGTGGCAGAATGGAGCCACAACCGAAACGCATAACAAAATGAAAGCCGACTACTTCAAAACCGCCATCAAAGCCGCAGTGAAAGCGATCAAGGAAACCGGCGATTATTCCCGCGCCCACCGCATCGCTTCCGAAATCTGCGAAGAAGCGAATCCCGGAGCGCCAGCGCAACTGTGGACGGGGCTTGGATGGCAAGCGGTCCTCGCCGCTCAAGGAAGACTGGCTGTGGTCCGTGGCTGAGCCATCCCCACCCCGAACCGCCCGCCCTCACAAGGGGCGGGTTTTTTTGTGCCTGGGAAGGGGGTCTTCCCGCGCAATCCCCGCTTGCAAAACGACGCCCGAACCCTGCGGGTACGGGGCAGCCATGACCCAAGCTGCCCCGCTCCCGCCGGATCAACTGAACGCCCTCGCCGAATGGGCAGCAGGCAGACGGGCCGCCGGCGACTCATGGGCCGCTATGGAGGAACAACTGGCAGACCTTCCCGACGAGGTCGTCAGCCAACTCCCCCGGCTCGTCTCCCAGTGGTACGACAAGCAGCGGTTGGCGGTCAAACGAGCCGCAGCCTGCGACCGCAGAGCCCAGGGTGAAGTGAGCGTGGCCGCCGAGTCCATCGAGGCCAGGGCCGAGGGGAAGTTCGCAGGCGCTGAACTCTTCCGCTGCGTGTCGGAGTTCGACCAATCAAACCGCCGGGATGACTTCGAAGCGACGTGGGCAGGCGTCGCCCCAGCCGACCCCGTACTGATCGACCGCGCCAACGCCCTCCGCGTCGTCGAGTACCTGCGGGGCGGCATGCTCAAGGCTCGCTGGCGCTGGCGATACCTCCGCTGGTGGAGGCTGGCGGAGGGAGAAACGTGGGAGACCGTGTCTGGCGCAGGCAGCGCCACGCTGGCGGGGGGAGAGGAGGTGAGGTGGGTGATGCAGGCGGTGCTGGTCCGCGACGGGTCTGGGGGCATCCTGAGCGCATTTCCGGAGTGCCGTGCATATCTGCGGAGGGAGGAGGCGTTCGGACGCCGCCACCGCAACGGGGACAGGCTCGAGATCCAGCGCAGGGAGTCCGACTGTCGGGAGCTGGACGTGCGCGAGCTTGCCGCACGCCTCGCCGCCGTGATGAGTGCCGCACTGGGAGCCACTGGCTCGGGCATCCGCGACAACGCCGAGCTTGCCCGCATCCTCGGGGTGAGCCGGGAGGCCGTCAGGGTCCGCAAGCTCCGGATCACGCAGGCCGCAGGCATGCGGGCGGTCGAGGGGCTGGCACCTGCACGGGCGGCAGGGGGCAGGGCAAGCAGGCAGAAATTGCTAGGGCGTGGAACTCGTTGAAAATCAGGGGGTTCCGGTAGGGCTAAGGAATCTTTTTTGTTAGGAAATGGCGTTGCGAGTTGCCCGAAGGCCGCAATCAAAATGCGCGCCGGACATCTGTCCATTTTCTGTCCATTTCGGTTTGCCATGGGCGGTGGGAGGTGTGGCCCCCGATAATCCCCAACCCCCGCCAGACTCCGGAAGGAAGTCGGCCGCGTTCTGGCCGCTCTACGCGGCGGAGCGTTCGCCGGGCATCCTCAAGCAGCTCCAGCGGTGGCAGCGGCTGGGAAAGGAGGTCGGGAGTCCGGCCCCGCTCGGAGATCCGGTGGCGATGGTCGAGTGGTACGGGCAGATGAGGCGGGCGGGGCATATCACGCACGTCTGCCCATCGGTGCTGAGTGAGGCGGCGGCACGGTACAGCACGACGACGCCGGCGCCCGCCGCCCCCGTGAGCCGTCCCGCCGCGCAACTCCCGCTCCCGGGCATCCCGACGGGGCAGCCGGAGGTGATGACGCCGAAACAGCGGCTTCAGGCCTTGGAGGATGAGGAGACGCGGCTTCACCGGCGGTTCGTGGAGGCACTGGGCCGGAATGCCACCGACTCAGAACTCGACATGCACCGGGAGCGATGGAAGGAAATGTCGGAGCTGGTGGTGCAGACCCGGCAACGGCTGGAGAAGTCCCGCGACATTCTCGACCCATCGGAGGTGAACACGGCTCTCCCCGCGTTCTTCACCGCGCTGATGCAGGCCGTGGTGCGCGAACTGGTCGCCGACTTCCCCGCGGAGAAAGTGAAGGATGCCGTGCGCAGGGCGTGGAAGCGAGCGCCGGAGAACGTGGCTCAACTTCTGGCGGCATGAGTGACCGGCGACACCTGAACCTTCAGATGGTGGGGCAGTGGATCGACATCATCCGCGGGATGCCGTTGTTTGAGCCGGAGCCGGGGATTCGGGAGTGGGTGGAGGGCCACAAGCTGCCCGTTCCGGCCAATCACAACCGGATGGCAGCCGCGGCGGGGCAGACGTGGGAGTTCAGCAAGTTCGCCGTTCTTGCCGACTGGGTGTTCGAGTTCCTGCGGGAGTCGGAAGCGGACGTCCTCTTCTCCGATGGCAGCACGCGCCGGGTGAAGAACCGGGTGGCGACAGTTCTCAAGGACTCGCAAAGCGGCCTCTCCACCATCGCCATGCACGCGCTCGCCTGGTGGATCAACTTCCGGGGAGGCAATGCCATCCTCGTCACTGATTGCAGGCAGCAGGCGCGGGACTTCGCCCGCGACCGACTCGAGCCGATCCTCGACGCCTACCCGGAATTGGCCGCGACGAAGGATGAGAAGCGGACGACGGCGCTGGCGCTGAGGTACAACCGCGGCGGGACGCTCTACCTTGGCGGCGGCCAATCGGCTAGTGAGTTCATCAGCAAGCCCGCGTCCCTGACAATCGCCGACGAGGTGGCAAAGCATGACCTGATTAACGAGATGCCCAGCCTCAAGCTACTTGAGGGGCGGATTACGGCGGACGACGAAGGGAAGCTGCTGGCGTTCTCCACCCCTGACAATGCGCTGGAGTACGAGGAACACCCGTTATCCGGGAAGCTGCTGCCCGTGGTGACGAAGGAGACGGTGGTGCATGCTTCATACCTGCGGGGGACGCAGGAACGGGTGGAGGTGCCTTGTCCGCACTGCGGGCACTATCAGGAATTGAAGATGGATCAACTGCGGTTCGGTCACTGCAAGGAGGACGTGGAGACGAGCGACAAGGGCGTGCAGTCGGTGTGGAACAAGTCGCGGGTCGATGCGGAGACGTTCTACCAATGCGAAGCCAGCGACGAGTGCCCGCCGATCACGGAGGACATGAAGCCCGGGATGATTGCGCGGCGTCGGTACGTCGCCACCAACCTTTCGCCGGACGTCGGGCACCGCTCGCTTCAGGGTGGCGCGTTTCTCAATATGGCGTTCGCCTCCCGCAGGTGGGGAGCCATCGCTAACGAGTTCATAAAGGCGACGGAGAGCGGTGGAGAGGGGACGATGAAGGCGTTTTATACCGACATCCTCGGCATCCCGTTCTCAAGGTACAAGATCCGGCGGGCGGCCGTCGCGCCGGTGGCGAAGTTGAAGAGGGGGTATCGTCGGCTGGAGTGGGACGGGAAGCCGCGGCTGAAAATCCCGCTCAACGCGGCAGACATCCGGTTTCTGGGCATGACGGCAGACGTGCAGCGGGGCCAGGGGAACGCATCCGGCGAGATTGGGAGCGTGGAGTGGATGATATGGGCGGCGGGCTGGGATGGGTCGGTGTGGATTCTCGACTGGGGATCAGTGCCGGAGCTGTCAGACCTGCCCGACGTCGTCGAAGACCGCAAGTTCACCGACCGCGACGACCCGGACAACCCGTGGACGGTGGCCGTGGTGTGCGTGGATACGGGGTACAGGGCCGACCTTGTGCATGAGTTTCTGGCAGGGGAGGGAGGCAGCACGGGAGCCGCCGGCATCCGGTGGGTGGGCATCCGGGGGAAGGACGCGATTAAAGATCGGATGGCGCGGGTAAAGGCGCGGTGGGTGAAGGAATTTCCGGCCCGCGACAAGTACGGAGCAGCCTGCACGCTGCGCATCATCCAGATCAAGGCGGACCACTGGGAGCATGAGCTTCATCTGGAGCGCATCGCCAAGGCGGCAGATGGGAAATCGACCCGCCCGACCGTCAACCTGCCCGTTGACACGTCCGAAGAGGTGCTAACTGAAATCGGGAACATGGAGCATTACCACACCAAGCCGGACAAGGGGAACATCCGGGAGCTTCGGTGGAGGAAGCGGAACGAGAGGCTCCCGAACGACAAAGCCGACCTCATCAAGTACGCCTTGGTGGTGATTGACGCGGTGGAGGCGGACGAAAACACGCAATTATGACTAGCATGAACGCCGAAAAGGAATCAGACCAGCAGATTTCCAGCCCGTTTCTTCGCGTCGATCTGCCTTGCGGGATAACATTATTCAACGGCGATTGCCGTGAAATCCTGCCAATGATTCGCGGAGATGTTGTTGTTACAGATCCGCCATACGGCCTGAATTACCCATATCGAAGCTACAACGACACCCGAGACAATCTCGCATCGCTGCTGGCTGATGTGATGCCGCTGATTTTTTCCGCGGCTGGGCGTGCTGTCGTGATGCCTGGGCCGACTCAGATCGGAATGTATCCTCAGCCCGATTGGGTCGGATGCGTGACGTGGAACACGACCGGGACTTTTGGGCGGCGTGGATACAACCAATGGACGCCGCTTCTCTGTTATGGGCCGGATTTGGCTGGGTTTGGGAACGTGAACGGCATCACGAAAAGCGACGTGCTGTCAATCTCCGGCGGCGGTGGCGTCGGATTCATGCGTGACGGAGAGAAGGACATTCACACATGCCCGAAACCCCTGAACATGATGAAAAAGGTTCTGCAACGGCACACGATGGGGAATGAGATCGTGATTGACCCGTTTATGGGCAGCGGGACAACCGCCGTCGCGTGCGCCCAAATGGGACGCCGCTTCATTGGCATTGAAAAAGACCCGGAATACTTCACCGCATCCATCGCCCGGATCAAGCGGGAGACGGCCCAGGAGAGCTTCGACTTTGACGCGCCCGGTGGAAAGTGATGTTCCCAGACTCCGCCACCGTCCGCGCCCTCGCGGAAGAATTCACGATTGAAGACCTCCGCGACCTTCGGAAGGCCGCGCTTCAGGTGAAGCTGGAGGGCGGCACCGTCTCCCGCAGTTACGAGGGGTCCAGCTTCTCCATCTCCATCGAGAACTGCACTCAGATCATCGCGGAAACCACCGCAGCCATCGACGCCAAGCGCATCTCCGCAGATGGCGACGACCCCGTCCTGACACAGACCGCAATGGGAGCGGGAGTTGATTTCAGCCGCCGCCGCATCGAATGAAAAACCGCACCCGAAACCGCATCGCAAAGGCAGTTGCCAGCGTCCCGACGGAAGCCGACGCCGCACCAGCTCCCGTTCCCGGCGCGTATATCACCGGTATCGCCGCGGCGGACCATAGCACATCCCGCGGCTACGTTTACTTTCCGAACCTGACAGGGAAGACGCAACTTCGGGAGCTGACGCTGAGGGAAGCCCGCAAGCGCAGCCAGTGGGCAGCGTGGAACATCCCGCCAGCACGGAAGGCAACCCGCGACCTTGCACGATGGGTCGGAGCGGTGCGGATGATTCCAGCCACGGCGGACGAGGCGTTTAACGACGCTGTGTTAGAGTGGTGGACGGAGACTTATGAGAAGCGCCCTGGGAACTACGACGCCTCCGGCAAGTTCACAGCCAGCGGATTCCTCACCAACGCCCTCTTCTCCGTCTTCCGTGACGGCGATTTACTAGCAATCCACGCGACCGCACCGGACGGCTCGCCAACCGTCATCTCCGTTGAAAGCGCCCTCATCGCCAATCCCGCAGACGGGAAGCCTGGTGAATGGGCGGACGGGGTGAAGCTCGGGCCGCACTACGTTCATCAGGCCTACCACATCCGCACGGAAGCGGACTGGCTGACGACCGAAGGCCCGGGGCAGAGCGTATCGGCTGCGATGGCGCATCTGTTCGCAAACTTTGAGACTCACAGCAGCACGCGGGGGACGCCCTCGCTGATCCACGCCATCCCTCAACTCCTCGACTACCGGGAAATCGACAACGATGTGCGGAAAATCCTCAAGGTTCACGGCCTCGTGGGCTTCGCCATCGAGCGGGACAACGCCGTCAGCACGGGAGACCTCCCGCCAGTGTCCGGGAAGCTGGTGAGGGAGAATCTGGCAGACCGTGGCACGCAGACGACCGCCAGCACTTCCGCGCCGTCTAACATCCCGCGGAACATCAATCAGGTTTTCGACAACGGCGAGGTGATGAACATGCCAGCCGGGGCGAAGATCAAGACGATCAGCGACGGACGCGACTTTCCGGCGCAGGCGGCACTCAAGGAGGACATCTATCAGCAGATCGCCATGGGGCTTGGCGTCCCTGTCGAGTTGTTGTTCATGCTCGACAAACTGACGGGTCCGGGCGTCCGCTTCGTCCTTCAGCAGGCGCAGGAGTGGCGGGAGTATTGGCTAGACCAGCAGGTTAAGTTCCTCACCGTCGATTATGTGCGGCGGGTTGAATGGGCAATCCGCACGAAGCAGGTGCCGCGGCCGAAAGACCCGAAGTGGTGGCGTCACACCGTCAACTATCCACGCGCCGTCACCATCGACGCCGGACGGGATGCCGCCGCGCAGGACCGCCGCCTGAAGTCTGGGCTCACTAACTGGAAAACTGAGTACGGGGAGCAGGGGCAGCAATGGAAACAGGAGGTGCGCCAGCGTGTGACGGAACTGCGGGAAGCCATGACGGAGTGCGAGCGCCAAGGGGTGCCGCCTCACCTCTTTTTCCAAGATCAACCACCGCCCGAACCGGCTCCCGCGGCTGATCCGAACGCGCCCTGATAGGTGCCGCGAAGTGCCACAAGAATTTCACAAGATTTCCCACAATGCTCCCTCAAAATCTCTCTCTCGACTCCCTGATCACTGCGGCGGGGCTTGCGTCTTACCTGCAATTCCCGGTGGCGCTCGACACCGCCGCCCTTCTTCAGGAGTACGCGGCGGGCCGGGTGCGCATCGCCGCCCCGGCGGCTGCCATGGGAGACGGAGACCGTGACACCGACCCGAACGCGCTCTACGTCGTCCGCGGCCCCACGTCTGCCATCGCCATTCAACCCGTCCGCGGGGTGATTGTGTCCGGCGCATCCGCCGTGCAGGAGGAGTATTATGGGCTCTACAACCTCGACCGCATCCACTCCGCCGTCGCTGCGGTCGCGGCTGACAGCACCATCACCGGCCTCGTTCTCCAGATGGACACCCCCGGCGGCTCAGTTCTTGGGCTGCGGAGTGCAGCGGATGCGCTGCTTTCCTTGCAGGAACAACGTCCGGACCTCTCCGTGATGAGTTACGCCCAGCGGCTGAACGCATCGGCGGGAATGTATCTGGCGGCTGCAACGCAGGCGTTTCACGCCGCTCCGGGAGCCTACGTCGGGAGCATCGGCACCATCGCCGCCCTGACGGATTACAGCGGGATGAAGGAGAAGTTCGGAATCTCCACCCGCGTCTACACGGCAGACAGCACGTTAAAAGACCTCGGGCGCGGGCCAATCACCGCCGCGCATGACGCTCACATGACGGAGATGGTGCAGAGTTACAGCGACGAGTTCAAGAACTGGATGAGCGCCCGCCGCGGGGTCGCCCCAGCCGCTATGCACGGGCAGGCATGGGAAGCGCGGCTGGCGCCCGCCGGCATCACTGACAGCACGGCATTCGTCACGTTCGCCGAGTTCCTTGCCACGGCCCTCGGGCTTTGACGTCCCCGGTGAGTTGTGAAGCCAACGCCATCTCACAGCCCACCGCATGAAACTCCGCCTTTTTGCCCTCGTCGCTGCCGCGGCCCTCTGGTCCGGCCCCGTTTACGCCGACCCCGCCGCGCCAACCGCCCCGGGAGTCTCCGCACAGACGCCCGCGCCGACTCCTCAACCCACTCCGGGTGCGCAGACTCCCGCTCCGGTCGCACGGAAGGAAGATGAGCCGGTGAACCTGTCGATTCTTCAACGGGTCGCCGCTTTCGCCTCCGGGCGTCAGCGTGCGGCGGAGAATACCGCCACTCTTCAGGCGCAGATTGAGACCCTGACGCAATCCCTCAGTGCCCGGGATGCCACCATCGCCCAGCTTCAAGCCACCGTGCAGGATCAAACCGAGATGCTTCAGCAGATCGGAGCGTGGCTCGTTGATAACGGGCACAGCGACCCCTCCGCAGTCGCCGCCAACCCAGCAGCCGCCTTCGGGGATGCTGTGGGGACGGGCGTTGCCGCCGCCGTCCGCACCATCGGCATTCCTACCGCAGCCGTCCCGACCGCTCCCGCGCAATCCAGCGGCCCAGAAAGCAAGCTGGACGAACTCCGCGAGCAGATCGCCAACGCCAAGGATTCAAAGGAACTCGGCCGCCTTGCTAACGAAGCCCGCAAACTCCGCACCGCCAACTGACCGCCACCAACACCGCACCAACCGCCACTCTAACAAGTTTTCATTATGCCAACTCTCTCTTCTGCTGAAATCCTTCTGGATGTCACGCGAGCGTTTCGCCAGTCCATCCCCGCCGTCAATCTGCTCGGCCGCAACTTCAGCCAGACCGGCCTGAAGCTCAACAAGCAGTACACCGCACACGTCGCGGGGGTCGCCACTACGGAAGCCGTGACTAGCACTTACGCCGTTACTGGCAACAACGCCCGCAACCTCCTCTCTGACATCCCTGTCACGGTGGACAAGCGGTTCGGGACTCGCCTCTTCTGGGAAAACCTGCTCGCCATTCAGGACGACAAGTTCGAATATCAGCAAGTGATCCGCGCCGCCGGTTACTCACTGGCAAAGACGATGGTCGACGACCTCCTTTCCACCGCCCGCGCTGAATACTTCAGCCAGCGGACGGTGATTGCGGCGGCTGACTCTGATGTGGACATGCTCGCCCTTGTTACTACGGCGATGAACACGGTCGGAGCCAATCCGCAAGGCCGCGTGATGTTCTGCAACTCTGCCGTCGCGGCTGCCCTCGCTGCTGATGCGCGGTTGGGTTCGAAGGACTACGCGGGGCAGCTCCAGGGTGAAGACGGATACCGGAGCTGGGAGCGCGTCCATGGGTTCCGTCTGATTCAGGAATACCCGGGGCTGCCGAACAACAACGGCACCGCCATCACCGGCGCGACGCTGACCGCTTCGACTGACGTTTACGCCAAGACCGCCCACGGCCTTGTCACCGGCCAACGAGTCATCCTGACCAGCCTCACGGGCGGCACGGGGGTTACTGCTGGGACCGCTTATTTCTTCATCCGCACGGATGCAAACAGCGGCTACCTCGCCACCACGCTCGCCAACGCCATCGCTGGAACGCGCATCGACATCACCGTCGATGGCTCCTCGGTGGTCCTGACGCCGACGGAGAACGTCACGGCCTTCGCCACCGACGCCACAGGCATCTGCTTCCTCGCCGGTCCAGAAGATCACGCGGGCCAGATGGCTCTGGCTGAATCCCTCGGCATTCCGTCCGTCATCGCCTTCGACACCGTCACCGATCCAGAGTCCGGCATCACAATGAGCGCAGTCAAATTCCAAGACGCAGGAACGGGGAATCTAACGTGGATGCCAGTGCTTCTCTGGGGCAAGGTCGCCGGCCGCCAAGCGAACACCAACGCCATCGGCTCCTATACCGACTACGGCGGCCACATCGTCTCCTCCTCGTAAGCCTGACACACGCCAACCGCACCACCTGTCACCATGCGCCTCATTGTTGTCATCGGCTACCCTGAAGACTCCCGCACGTCGAAGCCCTTCCCCGTGTACGCGGGGCGGGACTCGGCTGAGGCGGATAAGGCCATGGCGGAAAGCCAAGCGGTTGTCTTCGAGATCATCCGCAACCCGACGACCGTCCGGAAGCGTCGCAAGACGCCCCTCCCGTACTGCGACCCGCATCCTGTTGAGCCTGTCGCCGAGGTAGCTCCGGCTGAAGAAGAACCTGTTGTTGAGGACACCGCCCCCCCCGCTCAACCCGACGTCCAGCCATCCTCCGGGGTGTCCGGGAAGCGGGGGCGGGCTGCCTGATTTGCCCGCCAGCAAAAAGAGCGCCCCGGAACCGGTGTCACTTCCGGCCGGGGCGTTCCCTTTTCAGAGTCTAACAAATGAGCATCGCCAACCGCATCTTCGGATTCCTCAACACCCAGACCTCCCGCACGTTCGGGGAGGGCTCCTATCTGTTCTTTCCGACGACCCGCGGCGGCACAACCTACAGCGTCGTCCTCCCATGCACGGCGGCGGCGAACCGCGGGCGGGCGAATCCGGGGATGGGCCTGCTGACGATGCCAGCGGACACCCGCACTTTTCACATTGCAGCCGCGGGGCTGCCGTTCGAGCCACGGCCGGAAGACATCATTCAGTTTGGCCCAGCCGTGCGGGATCCGGCGAACCCCGGGAGCTACATGGCAGACCCTGACAACCCGCCGCGCAAGTACAGGATCACGACCGCCGACAAGGCGACGTTCCATGAACATTGGAGGATTGAGGCCGAAGTGCATGCTTGAACAAGTGCCACAAGGATTTCACAAGATTTCACATGGACTCCCCTGATTTTGTCATTGAGATGGGCGAAGACACTCTCGGCCCAGCCTTTAAGATTTGGCAGGACCACCAGCAGCGGGTGCGCGGGAAGTCTCTGAGCCAGATCGTGAAAACTGTCATGCGGTACTGGGTGAGCTTCGCCATGGCAGAAATCGACGCCAAGGCACCCGGGAACGGTGCGAAGATCGCCGCCGAACTGATGCGAGCGAGCCGCGTAGGGTGGCGGACGCGGAACCTGACGCGGACGAAGAAGCGGGGTTCGACGTCACTGGCGAACCGCTACCGGGACACGCTCGCCGCTCGCATCGTGTTCTTCATGAACTACAAGAACGCCCGATTGAAGGCAGCTTTCGGTGACGACGCCGGAGCTTACGGGGCCGTCGCAACCTTCGTGAAGGCCCGCCGCTACTCAGCCAAGCACCACAAAATTTCCGGCTTCGTCCCCGCCTTGATCGAGTTCGCCAAGGAACGCTCCGGCACCATCCGCAACACCTCGGGCCCCAAGTACAAAAACAGCCCGGGAAGCTATGCGCAGATGATCAACGGGAACGCCGCGGAGGCTGTGGTGAGCGCATGGCCGAAGGCAGCACAACGCCCGGGCCGCCCCGCTCCGCTCGGCCTTGCTCGCCTCGTCCCTAATGCCTTCGAAGTGAAGCAGAACGACCTCAGCGCCCTCTTCCTCGGCTTTGTTGTGAAGGACGGGCTGTTGTGGGGAGGAGCCAAAGCCGCCGGATTCAAAGTCGCAGCCTGACACATCATGCCCGCCCCATACTACTCCCTCCCGTTTCCTCCGGAAGACCAGATCCTCTCTCAGATGGAGGCGCTGTTGCGCGTCGGGCTTCCTCCGGCGCTGGACGGCACGGAGTGGACGGGTGCAACGTGTCCGGCTGGGCATTGGCTCATGCCGCAGGGTGCGCGGGTGTACCGGGGCGACGAGATCGCGGAGATGCAAACCCCCTGCGTCGTCCTGTACTTCATGCGGGATTCTGAACCGTTGCTGGCTACCCACCAGCATCACTGGCGGCTGGCGCCATCCATCTCCGTCATCTGGAACCGCGACCTCACCACGCAGGAGACCGACCAGATCCGGTTCTGTTTGTTGGCGCTGTTCACTCAGGACATGGTGGACCCCGTGCCGGCCGAACAACGGAGCATTCACGACCGGCTCTCACTCGACCCCACCGACGACACGCCAGGCCTCCGGGTTTTTGACGTCCGCAACGTCCATTGCGTCCTCGACCGCAGCGACGCCGGACACCCGGAGTTCGTCCTGACGTTCGAAGTCCTCGCCATGGCTCTCCAGCTCACCGACTGACCCATTATGCCCGCCGCTTCATTCGACGCCTCCGCAGCCGCAGCCGCAGCCCTCATCGTTCACACGATGGAAGCACTCGACCCCGCCGTCTTCGAGACCCTCCAGGCGGAGGATGCGCTGTTGGTGCAGTCGTGCCAGCGGTCGGGCAGCTCACAGCGGATTGAGGAGACCGACAGCGCGGGGAACCTCGTCCTCTCCATCCACTATGACCAGCGGTTGGTGTACAGCATCCAAGCGGACGTCTTGGAGTGGGACGGGCTGGCGGACTACCATCCGGGCCGCGCTCTCTCCGCCCGCGCTCTGGACTTCGTGAACGGGACGCAGGCGATGCAGTTCGAGGACAGCGGGACGCTGGTTTACGTCTCCCCGCAGCAGACGGCGGGCGCCGGCCAGCTCCCCAACATCGCCTTTCAGGTGGAGCGGCTGTTTGCGGACCTCGACACCGCCGCCTATCCCAGCGGCACAGCCAGCAGTTTCACATACCTTGCAACGCAGGCAGTGGCGGAACTGCCAGCCAGTGCCACTGATGCGCTCCTTGCAGCCGTCTTCCAAGCCGCCGCCATCACTGGCGACCTCACGGCCACACTCTACAACGGCGACCCTGCGAGCGGTGGCACGGCGGTTTCCTCCGCCATCGTGTGCGACCCGTGGACGGCAGCCGCGCCGATTGTGGCGGGTGGTGACACGTCCGTTATCACCTCGGCAGAAATCACCTTCCCGTCCACGGGCAGCAGCCGCACTGTTACCCACGTCAGGTTCCTCCGTGGCGCGGTGGTGGCGCTGGACGTTGCACTGGGGGCAACGGTCACACTTGCGGCGAACCATGCGCTGCGGGCAGATGCGGGCGATTTCTCCGCCCAGCTGGAGTGGCCATATGGATTGAGCGGCGGGACGACGCCTGCGGAGCTGGCGCTTCGCTACCTGTTCGCCGATCCGACCGTTGACCTTGTCGGGGACGCCGCCGAGGTGACGATTTCCTGCTACCCGGCAACGGTCATCGGGTCCGAACCGCTGGACGTGTTCACAGTGCCACGGGACGGCTCAACGTGGGACATCACGGGGGACACCTGCGGGAATGCTGCCACCCTCACAGGAACGAACATCGCACCGGCTGGGGGCTGGGCGGTGCAGGTCCTCGTCGCCAGCATCGAAGGGGTGGGGACGTGGTTCATTCGCCGGGAGCGGCTGATTTCCACGGGGGCAGGGCAGCCTGTCACCATCGCCACGGGCATCCTCACCGCCGACCTGAATGGGCTTTGACACCTCCGGTGGGAAGTGAAGCCAACCCGCCACCGACTCTCATATGCCAGCCGCATCTTTTGATACCTCCTCAGCCGCAGCCGCCGCAATCCTCGTTCACAGCATGGTCGGGCATGATGGGTTCGTGGGCGCACAGGCTGATGAAGACGGGCTTTTGATTGATAACGGTTTTGACAAGACCACCGCCCGCGAGCGAACCGAACACAAGAATCACGAAGGGCTCGTCGCTATCGCCGTCAGCACGAACCCTAGTGTGCGGCTTCAATTCGACGGGAAGGTCTACAACATTGCTGGCAGCATCCCGGACGCGCACCCCGGGAAAGGGCTGCCATTGGCAGGGATTGCTAACTATACCAGCAACTACCAAGGCGGAGTCACTCCGGACGCTGACTCATGGTGGGAACTCATGGAGCCATCTCTCAATGTGCCATCCGGTGCCCTGAATCAATTCCGCTTCACTGCCAATCTCTGGAACCCTGCTTATCTCAATACTGGTTCCTACGTCTACTTCGGGAACGAGTGACAACAATTCGGGGAATGGGTGAGCGGGCACGTTGGCAGTCCGTGCCGCGTGCCCGTTCATTTTTCCATACCCATGAACCAGCTCAACGTCTACGACCCAGCAACCGCCGCGGCCCTCCGCGTCGTCCTCCACGCCGACATTGCACCGAAAAACTACCGGGCCGACGCCACGGGCGACGAAACGCCGACGTGGTTCGTCCGCTCTCACGTTCCGCAGGCAAGCCGGCTGCTGAATCAACGCAAGATCGGGACGCTGCCGTCGGACTCGCCGTTTCGCGCCGCTCTGTTTGCGGCTGACACAGCGGAACGCATCCAGTCACTGAGTCCGTCCGTGTTCGATTGGAAGTGCAACGGGGCCTTCATCGAGACGGGCAGCAACGGCGGCGGATGGAGGCCGCAGGAGACTCCGGCTTGCATACTCATTCCGCTTTTGTCGCATGCCGGAATGGCGAAGATCGAACGGGATTGCATCACAGCCACCCTCTCCGCCAAGACTCCATTCCCGGCGCTGCCGCTCCACATCGCCGCGGCTGCCATCACCTGCGGCTGTGTGCCAGTGAAGTTGAGCGGGACCGCTCAACAGCCCTTCCTCCACCTCACTGAGGAAAGCATTACGATGCCCGGCCTTCGCCTTCAGGACATGGTGAAGGCCGCCAGTAACGACCTCGACGCAGCCAACGCCCTCCCGGGCTACCCTGTGGGAGAACATCCTTTCTTGTACGCCCTCGAAGCCGTCCGCACCGCCGCCCTCTACCGTCACGTCATGGAACAGGCTCGCCGGAACACCACCCACATGTTCCGCGCCAAGACCGCCCGCCAACGCTCCGCCGTCGTCAGTGAGTCCCTGCTGACAGGGAAGCGGGGCGGCTCATTCCGCGACCACCTCCGGAACCACCTCGCCGGAGTCTGACCCATCACCCCATACCCCATGCACTGGCCCACACCATCCCCCACCGCACCGCAGCCCGAAGCGCCGCCCGCCCGCTTCCACCTTGCCGACGGCACCCCGCTCACGCTGACGTGGTCCCGCAAATCCATGTACGTCAGCCTGACGCAACGCGCGGGGGTGTCCGATCCGGAGGAAGCTGGGCTACTGCTCTACCTCTGCTCTCCGCAGTACGACCCGCGCAGCCGCTGGCGCGTTCCCGCGCCGTCAGAGACGGGTGAGGATCCAGACCTTGCGGAGACCTCCCCAGACCTCTACGCCGCCGTCAGGGTGGCCGCGGATGAATGGGCGGACCAGCACCTGACACACACCGACTACATCGGGCTGACCGTGCTGGCTCAAGCCATCTGGCATGATGCGCACGAGACGATGGTGACGGCCGCCACTGAGACGCCGCAAAAAAAAACGGAGGAGAGTATCCCCACTGGACCGTCAGTTTCGCCAGAGCCGTCACCGGTGGAAACATCGCACTCCACGATTTTGTCCTGCACCGACTCCCCGCCCGCGACGCCTACGCCGCCCTCCATGCCGCATGGTGCGACATCGGAATCGACTTGATCACCCCGCACACGAAAGCCCGACGACTCGCCGAGGCTGACGCAGTCATCACAGCCGCCCTAAAATCCTGACACCTCATGGCACGCGAAGCAGCACTCTCCGCCCGGCTCAAGCTCGACGACAGCGACGTGCAGAAGAAGATCCGTGCGCAGAACACGCATTATCAGGCCCTGATCAGCCAGAACAAGAGGTACAAGGACCGGATCGCCGCGGATAACGAAGCGGCTAGGAAGAAGGAGGAAATCCGGGAGCAACTGGCCGCCCGAAAGCAAGTGGCGCGGGAGCGTGAGAAGTTCGCCAAGTGGCAGGCGCAGAACGCCGCGGCGACGGCCGAGAAAGTGAAGCGGTGGAAAAAGGAGCAGGAGCTGGAGATGGTGCTGCAGTCTCATCCTGCCGCTCAGCGCATGGCCGGAAGCCGCGTCATCAATGCGCCGACCAGTGGGAAGGGAGCGAAGGGTGGGAAAGGGAACACGGTGGAGGGCGGCGCAAGCAACGCGGGCATGGCGATGCTGATGTTTTCCCAAGGCCTTGAAGATGCCCAGTACGGAATCAAAGGCGTCCTCAATAACATCCCTCCCCTCGTCATGGCCATGGGCGGCTCTGCTGGTCTGGCGGGGACAATCTCCATTGCAGCCGTCGCCGTCACTCAGCTGACGAAGGTGATGGCGATGCTGAACAAGGAGGAGGAGTTGGCAGCAGGGAACGCGGCCCGCCTCGCTCAGTTTACCGCACGGCAATCGAAGGCCGTCACGGATGCCGAGGATGCCGGCCGCAAGCAGGCCGCCGCCATCAATGACCAGTTCGACCTGATGGATCAGAAGCGGGAGTATGATCAGCGGGAACTGTCCCGAAAAGAGAAGCTGGCAGCCGCGGAGCGCGACATTCAGCAGGCGCAACTGGAGCGGCTCACCGGATCGGAGCGGATGCAGAAGGAACACGAACTGACCAGCAAGGCAGAGCGTGAACGCATTGCCGCGGAGGAAGCCGCCGCCCAGCGCCAGGCGGAGGTGGACGGGAAGAAACTGGCGGACATCCGCAACCAGCAACAAGCCGCACTGGCGATGCTGGCGGAGTATGAGGCAATGAAGAAGGAGGCGGAGAAAACCGCCGCCCGTGGAAACAACGAGATCGACAACGCCGCCGCTAACAAGATGCGGCAGCGTCGGGAGTCCTTCGTGTACCGCTTCGGAGAGGGGATGGCGAACATGGTAGGCAGCGACCCCGCAAAGAACCTTCGGGACAGCATGGGCAATGCCGCCACCGCCTTCGATCCGAAGGCTGAGGCCGCCATGGCGAGGCTCCGCGCCTTCGCCGAGGCAAACGCGGGCAACCTCACCACCGCCGACGCCCGCGCCCGTGCCAGCACCGGACGGGCGGCCGACGTCGCTGTTGACCGTCAGGCCCTCGACTTGTCAGACAAGGCGGCTGAAATCCGCATCGCCAACGAAGCCGCCCGCGAGTTCAACGAAACGCTCCGCAAGAACTTCCAGCAGGGGCAGGAGTTCGGGCAGCTTGTGGGGAAGGTGTTCAAGAAGGTCTCCAGCGACTTCGGGGAACTGCTCCGCAAGACGCGGGAGCAGGCGCAGGCCCGTAACATGTTTGAGGGCAACCTTAAGATTCAGGAACTCCGCCAGCGGGGACAGGGCCGCGCAGCAGATCGGCTAGAGAAAAAGATGTTCATGGACACGCGCCCGGCGCAACTTCAGAAGGAGTTCAACATGAACCCCGCGGACGCAGCTAAGGCCGCGCAGCGGGAATGGGACATCCAACACCCAGACCGCGCCGGAACCATCCGCGGGGCGAGACAATCGGAAGCTATTGGCTTCGGCGGGATTGACGGCGCGAAGAACGCACCGTCGGCCCTCGACTGGTTAAATCGCGGCACGCCAGCCACAGACATGCAGCGGCCTTACGGCTACCAAAAAGACAAGAACCCCGGAAAGCTGATGCCAGCCAATGACGCCCCCTCCGCCCTCGACTGGGTGAAGGGAGGCAGGCAAAGCAAGGCCGCGGCCCCAGCCCCCGCTTCCGGATTCCAAGCCGCGGGAGGTGAGGAAGCCGGGAAACTACTCCGAGGAATCTATGAGGTCTTGAAGGACAAGCTCCCCGGAGCAGGCCCGGTCGCGAACCAAATCAAGCCGAAGAACACAAGTGGCTCCCGCTTCGTCAACACAGACCCGTGAACGCCCCCTGATCCATGGCCCAGATCCACACCACAATTTCCCTCAACAACTTCGCCACCCTCGTCGACGTCCTCGACGATCAGGGAGATCAGGAGATTGACCGCGCCTCGATGGAGATCGTCTGGCGGGGGACTGAAGCCGCCCTCCGCGCACGGTTCCCGAAGGGGGCGGAGAACTACCCCAAACCGCTGCCCGTCGGCGCTCGCATGCTGTGCGCGGGTGTCAGGGTAACGAGGAACCAGTTCGGCTACATCTGGGCGCGGGTCGAGTGGGAGGGGTTCTTGGAAGCGCCATCGAGCCTCGCCGCCGGCGGCGGGCGCGTTAACGTACCAGGCTCCATCCTTGCTCTCAAGAACTGGACGAACAGTTCCACCACAACGGAACTCTCCCTGCCACTTGAGACGTCCGCTGGAGACCCTGTGATCGGTGTCGCCCCATACAACGCCACAGGGTCGCTCGCACGCGACCGCCAGCGCATCATCAATCCCGCATGGGCGATGACCCTTGAAGGCGTGATGATCGTAAGCCGCAACCTCCCGCCATCAGTGCCGAAGTTGGTCGGCTTCACCCGCCCGCTCGGTCTCTCCGACGAGTTCAACAGCGCCGCCCCCAACTCCGGCGCTGCGGCAATCAGCCAAGCGAACTGGTTCGACGGCATCACGCCACAGGGGGGCTGGCTCGTCCGCGACTTCCAATCAAGCAACACCCGAATTCTCGGGCAGTGGCTCATTCTCAAGTGGACGTTGCGGGCCGAATGGATCGACCGCTTCTCCCCAGCTTGACACTCCTGGTGGAAAGTGATGTCCACCGTCCCCTACGCCTACGTTAAAATCGGCGCCGCTTTTGCCTTTCTGCCGACCGGGGAGACGGATCAGCTTTACCGGGAAATCCCCACCACCAGCACGGGCATCTCCGGGAACGTCGCCCACAAATTCCGCTTCCTGCCCGTTGGGAACGTGCTGTACACCATCGACACGTTCGGCGCTCTGGAGTTGAATGGGGTGGCTGTTCTCGACCTCGCCGGGGATGCCATCGACTGCACCAAGATCAAGGGATTGGTCGTCACGCTGACACCATACGACCCACTTATCCCAGCCACCGGAGCGGCGGAAGTGACCACCAACGACCTGTTCGCCTCAGGCGGGTCTCTCCACCCGATGAACGTCGGCGACGTCATGGCGCTAACAAACGCCATCGGCGTAACCACCGGGAGCGGAACCAGCCTGGTCATCGAGTCAGCCGTCGGCTCCGCCAACCTCGCCATCGACGTCATCATCATCGGAGCCGCCGCCGGATTCTCGTCCTGATCCCATGCCACCCCCCGCCGCTTCCATCTCCGCTGGATCCATCTCCGCGGTCCATCACATCGCCACCAAACGCCGCCCCATGCCGTTACTCGCTGCCGCTTTCACCATCCCCGCCATCGCCACCGCCCTTGCTATCCCGGCCACGGCCCTCGTCGTGGAGCATCCCAGGGCTGCGGACGTTTATGCTGTCCTTGGTGCCATTCTGGCATCCCTCATCTCACTCATCGAAGCGCGTTACAAAGGCCGCGACTTCCGCCCAGCCCTCACAAATTTCATCGCCTCCGCACTCGCTGGAGTCTGCGCACCCAAAATCGGGTTCCTGTTTCTGGTTCAGCTAGGTACACTCACCCATGAATCAGTGATCGCGAGGGCGTGGGAGGCGTGGGCCGCCGCCGGTTTTGTGTGCGGCTTGAATGGCTGGCTGGTCATCCACGCCGCATCCGCCACACTCAAAAGCTGGCTCACCAAAAACACCACGGACACTAACGAATGATTCGCACCGCAAACATTGAAGTCAGCCTCCAACGGCTGAACATCCTGCGGATCGAACACCCGCAGGCGAACCCGCTGAAGCTGGCGTGTACGCTGAGGGCCGGGGAAACCCTTCCATCGGGGCTCACGGTGACGGCGGAGATCCACACGTCCCGCAACGTCGCCGCCGAGACTGCGCCACTGGCATCCACCACCGTCAGCGTTGCGGCTGATGCCACCAGCTTTGAGGTCACTTTCGACAGCCCGCAGACCAACCAGACCGTCACACCGAACAGCGTCCGCGCCTGCTGGTTGGTGCTGTACGGCGTCGGGGATGCTGATCGACTGTACACTCTCGCCGCCGCAGACTTGTTGTTGGGGTGGCACGCCGTCAGCCGCCTCACCGCCGACCCGCCCGCCACGTCCATCCTCATCGAGAAAGGCGGCGTGGCATGGGCCGCCGGCCGCAGCTACGTCACCGGCACCGTCGTCACGGTAGGCACCACCGCCTACATCTGCACCGCAGACAACCTCAGCACGGTGGACGACGAGCCGGGAGTGGGGATGGAATGGGAGAGTTTCTGGGTGTTGTTCAGTGGAGGAGGGGGCGACACCAACCTCAGCGCCACGGTTTCACCGACGCAGGTTGTCATCAACAGCGACACCGGCACGGATGCCACCATCCCGGCAGCAGACGGAACAAACGCTGGCGTCATGCTGCCCGCGCAGGTGACGAAGCTGGCTGGCATCGCCGCCGGGGCGACGAAAAACAACATCATCCATCTTTTTTGCCTGTCAGGCCAATCAAACAGTTACGGAGCCGGAGGAAATGCAGCGCAAGCCCCGACGCCGATGGCTGGGGCGTATCAATGGACATCCTCTGGCGGCGTGCAGGCGTTGACGCTGACCACAGGAACATCAGGTGGTCAAACCCTTGGAACTTCGTGCGCGGCAGCATTCGCTAACGCCTACATTTCAGTTACTGGGCTACAGGTCGGGATTGTCGCTGGCGTGATGATCGACGGGGCGGCGCAATCGTCACTGGCAGACGGAGGCAACGGTAACTTTGACGTTTCGGGCGCACTTCGCGCCACTGTTGTCAGTCGGTATCTCGCCGCTAAGGCCGCGTTTGAAGCAGCAGGTTATCAGGTGGTAATGGCTGGCATTATTTGGCTACAGGGAGAGCAGGATGCGATTTACATCAATTCCGGGACGATCACACAAGCGCAGTATCAGACCGCACTGACAACGATGCTGGCTTATTACCGCACCAACATTGACACCAATCTCCCACTGTGGCTCGTGCGGACTGGAGTGAGGACATCGGCAAGCGACGTGGGGTCTGCGGCGGTTCGCGGCGCTCAAGAAAACGTCGCAGCGGCGGACAACAAAACCTTGATCGCATACCGGGACACAGACACATTTTCGGCGCGGTCAATGCTGGCCGACACGGTTCATTACAATCAGGCCGGGCAGAATGAAGTCGGGGCGCGGGTTGGTTTGTTCGCGGCGGGAATTGAACCACGGGAGCCGGTGGCGCTGAAAGGATCAACCACCACAATCCCAGTAACCGCCGACAACCAAGTCGTTCAGACTCACAGCGGATACGTCCGACTTAGTTCTGACTCGGCAACGGCATCAAACAGAAGCATCGTTTTAACTGCTCCGCTAAAAACGGGCCAGTTGCTTTTTCTTGAGAACGTCCAGTCGGCTTTCTTTGTTCAACTTCTCAATGGGCAAGCGAACTCGTCTGGATCGGGTGTTTGCTTCCTGAATCGAGACTGGAGCGCACTGGGGCAGAAGGATTCCATCACCCTCATCTCTGATGGGGTGAACTGGATTGAGCTATCAAGAAGCGGCGGTTTTTCAAGGATACAGAACACGTCCGCGGCCCTGAGTTCTTTTACATCCAACGGACTGACCCCGTTAATTGCCAGCACAACCACCGCCAGTACCATCGTTGGCGAAAACACGGCATCATCCGGGGCACTAGGGGGTGCGTTTTTTGCAGTGTTTTCCAATGATGGAGCAGCGATGGCGGCGAATGATAGACTTGGGGGAATGAGCATCGGCGGATCGTCATCAAGCTCCAGTCTTCGCGTAAGCGTAGGAATCAGAGCATTTGCAACAGAAAACTGGATAGACGGGTCGGCTTACGGATCTGGGGTTGGAATGCTAACAACACCAAACGGCACCACCACTCCGGTTGTGTCCGTATGGACTTCAGACAACGGCAACACGGGGATTGGCTCTAATGTCTTTTCTTCAAGCTCGCAGCCTACGGCACGGCTCCAGGTGCGCGGTGCGGGAACCTCGACAGGCGTCGGTTTGCTAGTTGAGAACAGCAGCGGCACCGCTCGCTTCACCGTCCGCGATGACGGCGCTTTCGCCTTCGCTGGAGGCACTGTGGCTGTCGCGGAGACGGGGTGGACGACGTTTACGAACATCACCACCGACCGCACTTGCGACGCCAACGCAACAACAGTTGAAGAACTTGCCGACATTCTCGGCACGCTAATTGTTGCGCTCAAAAACAAGGGAATCCTAGCCAACTAATACCATCACCAATAACAAACCATGAGCGAATCCACCACCGAAGAATCAGGACCACCAGTCACTGGAGAACCCGGACCAGTTCGCCCGCCCGTCATCATCACGCCGCCCCCGCTGACTCTGGAGCAGGCTGACAAGATCGCCAAGGCCATCGAAGCCATCGGCGAGGCTGCGGAGGCTCTCGGGTCGCTTTACGGCCAATACTGCAAGTGGGTGCTTCAGAACTTCAAGCCCATGCTCATTCCGCCAGTCGGGCCGACCACCACGCCATGAAGCCACTCCTCCTTTCCATCCTCGCAGCCATTTTGCTGCCGTCGTGCGCGGGAACGGGAACCAACGGGCTGTCTTTCGCCTATCAAACCGACGCCTTCGGGCTGCCTGCTACTGTGTCCTATGCGGACGGGAAAGCTGTGGTCTCTGTTCAAGCGCCATGGCGAAAGGTGAAACCGGAGGCGACTAAATGAGCCTCACGCCAACAACGACGCCGCGCCAGTGCTGCAACTGTCGAGCACTCAGCAAACTAGCACACTGGGAATTAGCGTGCCCATCGCAAGAGCCCGATTGCGTTGGCACCACCATTGAAATCGTCCCACCACCGTCACCCGACACCCCATGAGTATTACGCCATCCTCCCGGCCCCAGTACGCGCGGAATGAACTGGAGAACCGAATCATCCAGACGCACCAGGGGCGCGACCTCCCGCAGTTCTACATTGCAGGTATCCGCGGGTACTACCGGGACAGCATGGGGGCGGTCGGTCGCAACGACAGGGGTATCTATGATGACGCCCTCTTCGTCGTCTCCCCGCACACCTTCGCCGCGTTCAACGGCAACACCGACCCCAGCGTCAGCCGCCCACGTATCGCCGTTCTGGAGCCCGGGTGGTGGGACTGCTACCAGTTCGACACTCACGGCGGCACGGTCCCCCATCCGGCAATCTGCCAGCGGAAAGGGCCGGTGACGGTGCGGCGTGATGGCGCGGGGCCGGATACCGGCATGTTCGGCATCAACATCCACAGGGGCGGCCGCACTGGCACTTCCTCCCTCGGCTGCCAGACCATCCCGCCGACCCAGTGGGATGCGTTTTACACCTTGGCACGGGGCGAGGCTCAACGGGTGTTCGGTAATCGCTGGAACCGGGAGACGATCACTTACATCCTTCTGGCGTGACATAGTGCCGCTCCGTCGTCGCCGTCGTCGTGTGGCCCAGCGCATCGGCTGCGGCTTGTAGAAACTTTTTGTAGAAAAAACTTGCGCGGCTGTAGAGTCATGGTGTAGAAGCGCCGCATGGCAACCTACCCCATACCGATACGGCTGACCGCCGAAACTCACCAAGCGGTCAGCGACCTCAAGGCGAAAACCAACCAGACGACCAGCCACATTCTGCGGGAAGCGGTTGATGCTGGCCTGCCGATTGTCGCAGCCCGCCTTATCCCGACCCGCCGCACCTCCGCGGCGACTGAGTCGGCCGCCCGTCGCTCCACCCCTCGCAAAGGGAGGGCCGCATGATCCGCGCCGCCCTCTTCCTCGCCCTCGCCGCCTCAGCCTTCGCCGGTGACAGCCGCGAACGCACACGGGACCGCTCCAGCGAATCAACCGACTGGTCACGCGACTCCCGCGAGTCCTCAGACTGGTCTTCGGACTGGTCAGACTCGACCCGCCCGCAGTCCGTCCCCGAAGCCTCGCCAGTGCTGGCGCTGGCTCTCGCCGGGGCCGCCCTCATCCTCCGCCGGAAGGGAGGGGCCAAGTGATCCGCCGCCTGCTCTCTACCCTGTCCGGCGGTTACACCTCCGCCGCCCTACTTCGCCGCAACGTCGCCAAGTGGTGGTCCCGCCGGAGTGGCTGGGTCGTCTGCTCGCTGATCCTCGACGAACTCCTCACCCTCCGCTGTCTCCAATCGCTGGAAGGGGGTGCCGCATGAGCATCCTCGCCAACATCCTCCGCGGCACCGCACGCCCCGCCGTTATGCGCCCGGTGCCACTCGTCCCCCGCTCGCAATCGGTGCAGACGCTGGAACTGCGGATCCGGGAAGCTCTCCCGCCCCGTCCAGCATTCGATGAAGTGGAAGCCGACGCGCCGTTCCCCGGGCCTCGCTCGTTACTGACGGCCGCGGGCCGCGTCCGGCAGTCCGAAGACAGCAGAGTGGCCCAACTGGAGCGGGAACTGGTGATGGAGCGGATGCGGACGAAGGAGCTGAGAGAGCAACTGGCCGCACTGGAAGGGAGGCTGGCATGAAGTGCGCGATTGTTGCGGCGTTCTTGCTGGGGTTCGCCGGGGGTTGTCTGCTGGTGGTCTCCCTCATGTACGCTAACGGGAGCATGCTGGCGGAAGGAGGTGCAAGGTGAACCTCTGCACCATCCGCGAGCTTGCCAGCCTCACCGGCTACAGCCTCGCCACCATCCACCGTCACCGGAAGGACAACGTCCTGCGACTCGCCGCAGCCGTCCGCAAGGTCCCCGGGATGGGGCTGCGGGTGGACTTGGACGCGGCGGAGAAGTACGTTAAAACCGCCCGTCCTGGCATCATCCGCATGGGTCCGGTCTGGCGGTACGAAGTGACCTTGAACGGCGAACTGCCGCACAAGCACATCATGAGGCGCGACAACCCGCAGGTCGCGGAGTGCGGAGCCCGGGGGCCGTTCCTCAGTTCCACGCACGCCTTCAAGCACTGCCTGACCTGTCGGGCACGCGCACGGGAAAGGGGGGTCGCATACGATGAGTGCTGACCAACTGATCGACATCACCGCCGGCATCATCTGCGGCGTGCTGTGCGCCCGGTGCTACTATGTCACCAAGGCCGCCCGCCGACGCGGGAACCAGTGGCTCCCCAGCCGCCTCATCAAGCTCAACCGTCTCTGACCCATGAGCTACGAGGACGCCAACTGCCCATGCGGCGACAAGAAGAAGCGGGAGACTATGATCTGCACTCTGTGCGAAGCCACATTCGCATCAACGAAGGAGTTGGCTGTATTCAACAATACAGACTGGCCCGTCGAGGCCCGGCGCGTCGCCGCTGTTCGCGTCCTTTCGATGTGTCGGCGGAGGAAGAGGGATTACCCACCTGACGGGGAATTCTTCAAGCTGCACCAACCCTGACCCTTTCGGGGCGCTCGCCCCGCAAACAAACCCAGCACGGGGGAACCGTGCCCAAAACCAACACCCCAACACCGAAAACCTATGGCTCTGAACATATCCCGCGGGAAGAAAGCCCGCCCACAGAAACTCGTTATCTACGCCCCGGCGGGCATCGGAAAAAGCACGCTCGCCAGTCAGCTTCCCTCTCCTCTCTTCATCGACTTTGAGGGAGGCACTCACCAACTCGACGTTGCGCGGCT